CAAGGTCAGGAGAAAACTCAAGTCCCGAAAACGTCTGACTGGTGCCGTTGCCTGTATAGGTCAACACATCCATCGCGGTTCTGCCGTCTGCAATTAGAGGGTCGTCTAGGTTGGCGGTGCAGAGTGCCTTGAAACCGCTAGGGGCGCTGTAGGCGAAGGCGCGTTGACCGAAGTTCGCTTGGTATATGTCATTGGTGTAATAACAGCTGGCCGCCGGGAAATAAGGACCAGAAGTAAGTCCAGTAAATGCAGTGCCTTGACTCGTCCCATTTTTGTAAAAGGTCAACGTGCCGTTATCCGCGTCAAAGGCAACGCCCATAACATCACCAACAGTCCAGCTAGCGCCATAGCTAGTGCCCACGCCGTTGTTGAACTTATTTCCGATATAGTTGCTATACCCCCAGCTATTAGCACTTGCACCAACAAACTGCCCATTTGCGAGTGATGCGTCTTGCTTGGCAATTCCAACATGAGGAGAACCGGCAGCATCAGTAATTGTTATTTCCCAATACCATTTACCACTCGACATACCAAAAGTGGCGCGTGCCATTCGGTGGTCAATGTTAAGTCCAGAAATTTGTAGATTGCCGTTTGATAGCGTTATTGAGGTGTTCTTATCCAGCGGGTTCCAAGTGCAGTAATTCCCCGGCACTTCACCGCCCGCGCCGGTGTCATTCGCCGTGTTGCCGTTCGTGGGCGAGTCGCGGAGGGAGTCGTTGCCAGAACCAGCAGTGACGCTAAAGTTATTAACCGTCCAATTATTCCCGTTGCCGCTGTCGTCCGTGCCAAGTGCAGAGGCAGAACTATTGTCGCTAAAGGGAAGGTGGAAGCCGTTGGTGCCGTAGCTGCCGGTGTATTCAATCGGGTTCCACGCGCCAGTGGTGGCGTCAAACTCTCCGAAGTCGGTGGGGTCTAGCGCTTGACCGTCGATGAAATGAACGTCGGCTAGGTAGCCGTCAAAATAGAGTCCGTTAGGATGCCTAGATAGATAATGAAGGTTAGTAGCATTAATGTATGTCTCTGTATTTAATCCAGGGTATGTAGCCGCATCAAAAGTAGTTACCTGAACGCCATTAACGTAAATCTTTACGCGATTAGATGCTGTGCTTTCGGTTGTGTCATAGGCGACAACAAGATGATACCAGGCTGAAAAATCCCTGAATACCATTGTTGGCACAAGATCCGTATCGAATCCACCACCAACCCGCGAACCAACAATTAGCTTTTCAGATGCAAATCCTAAATAAGCGGCTTCAGTAGATGATGTGCCGCCAAAGAAAAAATACTGGGTCGCTAGTTTTGTACGTTTAAGCCACCCGCTCCAAGTCCACGTCTTGCGATTACCAGCAGTTGACGGGGTGCGGTTGAGGTAGGCGCTATCGGCTGAGTTGAACCGCAGCGAACGTTCGATCTCGTAGCCACCAGCTCCAGCAGGACTTGCCAACAGCAGAGGCAGGGCGCTTCCGGGAATTGACATGTCAGCTCAGGTTGGAAATCAGGGTTGCAGTGATCTTGGTGCTGGACTGAACCGCATACACGATGCAGTCAACTGCTCCAGCAGCAGTGCTTAGGACCGGTGCCGTACCGCCAGTAAAGTCCCAGTAGGTGTCATACGACAACAAACGGGAACCGCTGCCATCCTGTGTCACCCAGATACAGCCCGATTGACCTGCCACGAGATTAGTCGGATTTGCCAAAGTCGCCGTATGCGCCAGCGTCACGCTGAAATTATTGGAATCAGAAAAGTCGGGCGTGATAGTTGCTGCACTTGTCAGTGCTGTGATCTCGCCACGTTGGCCTTTCGTCCAGGTCTGCGCTCCATCCAGCAAGCCGTAGCCGCTAATGGTCTGACCAGCAGCAAAGGTGATTGCGCCAGTCATCGTGCCGCCCGACTTAGGCAGCGCTGCAGCCGCTAGGTCGTAAGCCGTCTTGACTGAATTAGGCGTTGCAGCCGTTGTGATGCTCGTGCTGCTGGTCGAATCAGTCAGCTGCAGGACGCCGGTAACGCTCGTGGAACCGGTTTGAATCTTGCTGCCACTGATTGCAGCAGCTGCATTGATGTCGGCGTTGACAATGACGCCAGTGCCAATGCTGGTGACGCCGCTGCTGCTGATCGTTACGTCGCCCGTAATCTGCCTTGCAGTCGGGATGTTCGAGCCATCGCCAACCACCAAATAACCGGCAGTCAACGCGGCCAGCTTGCTGTAATCAATCGCAGCTGATGCACTGATGTCGGCGTTGACGATCGAGCCAGCGGTAATGCTTGTGACGCCCGTGTTGCTGATGGTTACGTCGCCAGTGAACTGGACGCCTGTCGCTTCATTGCTTGAATTACCGACGTACACATAGCCGTCAGTCAGAGCAGTACCAAGCTTTTCATCGTCAAGCTCTTGGATTGCGGCTTGAACGTTGGTTGATGCAATGTCGCCGTAAGGCGTGAAGCTGATGTTGGTTGCGGTCTGACCTGCAATAGCACCGGAAACGTCGATCAGTTCCCAGCTCGTGCCATTGCTCAGGATCATGTCCGGCGGTGCCAGAGCTTCAGCCGGGGCGTTACCAGAGCCGGTGCCCGAGGTGCTAACGACCAAGTAGTACCGGTTGTTGGTGTCAGAGGCAGCAGGCAGTGAGCCGCCGACCGTCAGACCCAGTGCAGAACCGGCAGAGGTGACCGAATCAACCTGATTGACACTGGCGTCATACGTTCCAGCAAAAATCAGCTCACCACTGGTGATCGTGACGGGCAGCCATGCAGACCCGGACCAGATGTAAAGGTCGCCGTTCAGCTCGTCCCAGAAATACTGACCTTTGAAATCAGCGGTCGGGAAGGTGACAACGCCGGCAGTCGAACCAGAGCCACCGAACTTGACGGTGGAAGAGTTGGACAGCTTTGCGCCAGTGATTGAGTTGTTGGCGAGCCGATCCAGCGACAGGGACCCACTGGTCAGTTTTGCGGCGCTGATGTCGGGAATGTCCGAATCGCTCAGCGTGGTGCCGCCAGTAACGTGCCCTTGGGCGTCAATCGTGACCTTGGGGTAGGTGCCGGGAGTTGCGGAATTACTGTGGTTGAGCTGACCGCCTGCGGCAACTTCAAGACCACTGCCGGGGTAAACAGCACCAGCCGTACCAGCAGCGGCGGCGGGCAGATCGGCTGCAGTGATCAGACGCCCATCAGTGACTAAACCGTTCGCGTCGTACTGGGTGACGTGGTATTCACTGGCGTTGGCAGTGACGGTGTTGTCAATCTGAATCTCGTTGCCACTCATCGTGAGGCCGTTGCCATTCACGACAACAGCGCCCTTGTCGGTTGTGGTGGCTAGCGGCAGATCCGCTGCAGCAATAGTGCGATAGCTAACGGCACCAGCACTTCCACTGGGACCAGCCAAGAATTGACCGCCAGCAGTGGTGTCGTCGAGCGACGTGGTGATCGTTACTTCATCACCGGAAGTGGCGATGCTGATATTGACGATGCCTGCGGTGCTGCCAACAACGCTGTTGACGGAACCCGCTGCTTTGATGCTGACCCAGCTTGAGCCATTCCAGCAGTAAACCTTGCTGTCGTCGGTGTCGAGTGCCAGCTGACCAATGAAGGCGCCGCTTCCGGGCAGCGTCGTTACCAGATCAACGGTGGATTCGTCGCCCAGTTTGGCGGCAGTAACGCCGTCGTCGGCTAATTGGGTCGTACCAACAGCGCCGTTGACCAGTGCCGTGCCAGCAACTTGCTGACTACCAAACAGAATCTTGGCGCCGGGAATTGTTGCGTCGGCAATCAGCGTGGTGGCGTTACCAACTAAATCGGTAACGGTGATCTTTTTGGTCTCGCTTGCGCTGTTATCGACAACGGCCAGGAGATCACCAGCCGCTAGATCGCCACCGGCTAACGCGGCTAATTCGCTGATCCTTAGGTCGGCCATGCCCCGGTGCCCTAGCGACTTTTACAGATAATCAGAGTCTAGGGCTTTAGTCCGGTTCTTCCAAAAGCAGGTACGAGTCTGCGGCTTGTTCCAGCTCAAGCTTGCCCGTGTCTTCCTGTAGCAGATAACGACCAACGCGAATGCTGGCACGCAATTTGATTGGACCAGTGGCGGCAAAATCAATCGTGCCAACAATGATGTTGTCTGGTGTAAAGCTGACGGCTGCAGCAGTTACCAAGGCGTCGAACTCCCACCAGAGTGAATCATTGATCTGGCTGGCTTCAAAACTTCCGGTCTGTGCTGTTGTGTCTTGCGCTTTGATGTAAAACTTGCCGTGGAACAAAGAGCCGATTTCAGTACGCAGCACCAGCTGCATTAAATAGTTGACTGATTCTTGGCCTTTGTTGTTGGTGTAGTCCCAGTGGGCGGTAAGTCGTCCGCTGCCGCTGATCAGGCTGCTGTACTGCTGACGGTATTCATCGCCAAGAGCTGAAATATCAACAACTTCGCGGTTGGTGTTCAGTTCGTAGTCAGTGACTTCACCAACAATGCGGCTGTCACGATCTCGAACAATGACGGAAATCGGGATGTCACGGGCGATTGCGGCCAACGTGATAACACCTGTCGCCCCACCATCAAGGCTGTTGGCAAAAGTGTCGTAAAGCTTGACCCCGCCTAGCTCGTCAATAAAAACGTACCAGTTGCCGCTGGGATGCACGGTGCTGTCCGCCCAGCCAGAAGCATCAACAAAATCAAGGTCGGTGCCATCAGTTGTTGAGATTTCCAGCAGGTCACCTGTGATCAAGGTGCCTTCGTCAAAGTCAAAACTAAAGCGGTTGCGACCGGCGTTTACGTCGCTGGGATTAACGATGGATTGTTTAGATCCTTCGCCTGATTTGCGGGTCAGTTCAATCTGACCGATTTGACCAAGGTAGATGCCCATCAGATCGTCACCGTGGTCAGTGCTCCAGTGCCTTGGAACGAGATGTCGGCGCGGCTAACTTCACCGACGCTGGCACCAAAGCTGACGCTAGTGATATACGCAGTTAGCTGGACATCATGGTTGGTGTTGCCTTCCACCAGCCGCAGGGTCATGGTCACGGTGTCGCTGTCCGTCACCCCAGCAACTTTCAAAACCTTCTTCAGTGCGGTCGCGGCGTCGTTACGGTCGGTGCCGTCGTTGTAATACAGAAGACTGGCGCTGCCGTTAAATTCCTGCACACCAGGGGTGTAGCTGCGCTGGCTGTCGCCAAGCGTGGTGGTTTCGAGGACTTCAAGCGAACCAGTCAGAGTCCAGTTGCTGACCTTGATCTGCTCCGTGCCGTCGATCAGCAGGCGTCCGTCCTTGCCGGTGTAAACCTTAGCCATTAGAGGACACCTACCAATTTCACTTTAACTTTACTGATTCCAGGTCGCACAGAAGTAATCTGCGGCGGGCTGTCATAGCGCCATTTGTTGCCGGTAGCGGCGTCGATTGCAGCAGTGTTGCCGCTCCAGCCAGTGCGGAGCTCTTCGGGGAGAGTGAAGACTGAAAAGCCGCCTTTGGTTTCGTCGTAATGGGTGATGAAGTCGTCAGCGTAAGTGTCGGCAATGTTGTCGTAGCCGAGATCCAGCGTCATGCCGGTGCGCTTGTCGCCGTACAGAATCCGGGTCTCGGAGCCGTTCTGTGACTTAAAAGTTTTGTAGGGATAATCGCCAGCGTCAAACGTACGGCTGGACGGTGCGAGTGTGGGGTAGGCCATTACTCTGCCGGACCTCCTAGGACCTCAAACTGGCTGTCAACATCCAGCGTGTCACGGGCAATCAGGCTGGCTCCACTTGAGTTTACTGGGTGATTGCTTGCCTTCACCGTCACAATGCCTTCACCGTCAAGGTCGAGTGCTTCAACTTGGTAAACCTGATTGGTGACGTTGGCGCCGATTACTGAAAAGACCGTGTTACGCAGACTTTGCGCCACGCCGTTGATGATTTCCAGAGAACCGGTTTCCACAACGGTTTGGCTGCGGTCCCAGTAGTAGACGTTGTAAGTGCCATCAGCTAGAGGATTGACTGAAACAACGCTGCCGTCTTCCCGCACAATTCCGTTGTTGGTTGGGCTGTACGGGCTGATTTCGGTGGCAACACGGATGTAGTCACCAGGCGCCAGGCTCAAACCCCACGGCAATGTGCGGAACGTAATTGTGTGGGTGACGTGCTTACGCAGTGCCAAGTAATAACGCGCCAGTGTGATTGCGTGGTAATCGCTGGTGATATGACTGAACTCGAACTGCTCCAGTGGCAACTGATCGGCTGCGGTGTCCTTGTAGCGAACAACAATGGTTTGCTGCTCAGGGAATTTGTTTAGACCTGACCAGTTGTAGACAATCGCAGCTTGGAATAACTTTCTTTCCTCAAGCTCGATCCATTCGATACTCAGGGAATCTTCAAGGATGTTGCCGCCGGTAAACATGCCTTTGATGGTAATTGCTTGGTTTGGCGCAACCTTATAGTTGCTGTCGTATGGAAGGGCTGGCTCAATCGCAAGCTTGCCATTCTTGAGTGTGGGATAGCAAAGAACGGTGGGAGCAATCTGCCCCAGCCAGCTACGGATATTCAGGGGTTCTGCAATGGCAGCATCAAACAAGAAGTTGTTTGCGCGTAAGTAACGCCCGGTTTCAACCAGCTGGGCGCGGTCCAGCAGATCGCGGTTGATAA